GACAACCTTTCCCTGGCCGAGAACATTAAAACAAGGTATCGCTCGCAGTACAGCGGCGTTTTCTTCAAACGGTATATCCTCGGGCTGTGGTGCATGGCGGAAGGCCTGATTTACGATATGTTTGATGAGGATATCCATACCGCGGATATTCTTGATATCGCAGACAGACTGATTGACAGAGAAAGATATGTCAGTATCGACTATGGTACACAAAATGCTACGGCGATGCTGCTTTGGAATAAAGGGGTAGATGATAAATGGTACTGCATCCGTGAGTACTACTATTCCGGGCGAGATGCCACGAAGCAGAAGACAGACGCGCAATATGCAGATGACTTTGAAAAGTGGCTGGACGGGACGAAGATCAGAGCAGTGGTCTGCGATCCCTCCGCAGCCAGTTTCATCGCAGAGCTTACACAGCGTGGTTATTCTGTCATTAAGGCGGACAACGATGTCCTTGATGGAATCAGGAAAACAGGAACAATGTTTAACCTCGGAAAGATTGTGATCTGTACATCCTGCGTGAACCTGATTAAAGAGCTTGGCTCTTACGTTTGGGATAAGAAGGCAGCGGAACACGGCATTGAACAGCCGGTAAAAGTGTTTGACCATGCGGTCGACAGCTTAAGATACTTTGTGTACACGATTATCTGCGGCAAGATGGCGAAGATCAAAGACAAGCGGAAAGAAGGATTGAGATAAATGTATATATTTACAATGCCCGCTGATAAGTGGGACGAAACGAACCCGGACAAGCAGGCGATCCTCCAGCTTGTCCTGAAACACCAGACAATCGCACAGGGATTGCACAAACTGAAGCAATACTATTTGGGGGAACACGCAATCCTGAACGAGACAGACAGAAACACAAAGCTGGTTTGTAATCACGCAAAGGATATCAGCGATACAGCAACGGCGTATTTTATTGGCAACCCCATCGCTTACAAAAGCCCGGATGAGGATTTGCGCACGCTGACCGATGAGCTGGAAGCGGCCGGCGCGGATGAGGCGGATGGAGACAACGGCCTCGATCTTTCAGTTTATGGAAGGGCTTACGAGTACATCTATACCCAGGAGGACGACACAACCCTGGAGATCAAGAACCTGTCTCCGGAGAATGCTTTCATGGTCTACGATGACACAGTGGAGCAGAAAGAACTGTTTGGCGTTTATTACTACGTGAAGAAAGATGACACAAACACTTCCGGGAAGCTGCACTATATCGCCACAGTCATGACAGCAAATTACATCTGGGTATTTGAGCTGACAGAGATTCCCGCAGACAGCTGCGTGCTCTCCGGGCCCGATCCACACTTTAAGGGTGAGGTGCCGTTGGTCGAGTATCTGAACAACAAAGATGGCATTGGTGACTTTGAGCTTCAAACAGGCCTGATCGATGCATACAACGCCCTGATGAGTGACCGCGTCACAGACAAGGAACAGTTCATTGACGCCATTCTTGTGATCTATGGAGCCCTGATTTCCGACGCTGACGACGAGGAAGAAGGGGACGGTCTCGGATCGGAACGGGCAATGAAGCGATTGAAGGCCAAGAAGCTTCTGGAGATGCCAAACGCAACAAAAGCGGAATATCTGACCAGGACCTTCGATGAGGCCGGCGTTGAGATTCTGAAAAAGGCAATCGAACAGGATATTCATAAGTTCTCTCACATTCCCTGTATGACAGATGAGTCCTTTGGTGGGAACGTCTCCGGGGTTGCTATGGAATTTAAGCTTCTGGGCATGGAGAACATCACAAAAATAAAGACACGGTATTACAGGAAGGGGCTTCGGAAGAGGCTCCGTATTTTTTGCAATTTTCTTGCCACGAGCTCCAAGGGCAGGATTGATCCTAAATCCGTGACGGCTGTGTTTACCAGGGCGATGCCAAAGAATCTGTTGGAAATCAGCCAGTATGTGGCGAATCTTAAAGGGACGGTCTCCACAAAGACGCTCCTGTCAGAGATTCCCTTCGTTGACGATCCGGACGAAGAGATTGAGGCAGTGCGCAAGGAATCAGAGGAAGCAGCCAGTCTGCAGCAAAAGATATTTGGTGGATCTGGCATAGACAACACGCCGCCGGAAGAAATCCCGGAAGAGGATGAAGAGGAAGGCGGGAAAGCATCCGCCCGGGGGAACGGCATCCCTGAAGAATGAGAAGCAAAGAATACTGGGAAAAGCGGGCGGCCTGGAAAATGCATGCGGCGATGGAAGACGCTGAAAAGGTTGCGCAGCTGATCGGGAAGGCTTACATGAGCGCTTCTGACAGATTAGGCCGTGAGGCGCTTCGGATCTTTGAGAAGTTCCGTCAAAAGTATGGGCTCACAGATGCGGAGGCAAGAAAGATCCTGAACAAGGTCGTTGACAAAGCAGACATCAACAGCCTTTTGAATGCCATCAGAAATTCCGGCATGAAATCTTCCGATCTCCTGAAACAACTGGAAGCGCCTGCTTACGCTGCAAGGCTTGCACGGCTGGCAAGACTGCAAAGAGATATCGACAGCGCCATGCAGGAAATGTATCAGCTCGAAAACAAACAGAGCCATGATTTCTATATGGACCTGGCGCAGGATCAGTTTAACCGCTCCATGTATGAGATTCAGCAGAGGGCCGGATATGGATTCTCTTTCTCTCATGTCAACAAAAAGCACATAGAGAAGATGCTGAATGAACCATGGTCGGGAAAACACTTCTCAAAGAGGATCTGGAGCAACACAAAGCACCTCGCGGAAGAGCTGAAAGACGAAATGCTCGTAACGCTCCTTACAGGACGCACAGACAGAGAAGCAGCGCATTCCATAGCGGATAAATTCAGCACCGGATATATGCAGGCGAGGAGGCTTGTCAGGACAGAGGCCTGTTGGATTTCCAATGAGATGTCCATGGATTCTTATGAGGAAGCTGGCATAGAGAAATACAGATACGTGGCGACACTTGACCTTCTTACTTCTCAGATTTGCCGTTCACTCGATGGAAAAGAATACAAGGTCTCTGATAGAAAACCGGGTACCAACTGCCCTCCGATGCATCCCTGGTGCAGGTCAACCACGATTGCCGCGCCGACAGCTGAAGAGCTGGCGACGATGAAGAGACGAGCCCGGGATCCGGCAACAGGGAAGACATATCTTGTACCAGCTTCGATGACTTACGAGGAATGGTACAGAAAATATGTCGAGGAAGAGGGAACCGAAGAAGAAAACAAAGATACCAAAAAGACACAGGAGGAAGTCAGGCCGGTAACAGAGTCCACAGAAACCAGACCGGAAACCGAGGCAGTGGAAATAGTGATTCCAGAAGAACCGGGATTCGAAGATCGTACCGAACAGATATCCAATCCATTCACCTGGAAGGACGCTCTTACCTCAGAAGGCCTCTCACAGGATGAGTGGAAAGACAGATGGGAAGAGTTTGCAAGGCCGTTTGAAACAGGGGTGACAGAGGCTGATAAAGCGGCAGTCATGCATGATGGAGATTATGGTTACTTCATGACCAGGAACTCCTACTACATCAACTCTCAATTGTACGCGCCGGAGAACAAAGATAAAACACTGGAAGAGATATTCACCAGGCAGGACAAGGATGGAGTATACAGGGATCTGGAAACGGTCAAGGCCCTTGACAGGATGATAGCATCTCATCAGACAGCAGAGGATGCGGTGTACACAAGATATGTGGACAAGAATGGCCTATCTGGTATCTTTGGCTTTTCAGAAGCCCAGATCAAACGCCTGCAGAATGCTGCGAAACTCGATCCGGCAAAGCTGCAGAAACTGAACAATTCTTTTGCCGGGAAGACAAGCTTCTCCAGGGCATATACATCTACCTCGGCCGCAAAGGACAAGACGGTAAGCGATCGCCCAGGCTGGTTTGAACGAAGGCTGTATGTACCAAAAGGCACAAACGCTTACGCGCCAACAGAGGCGCGCTGGGAAGCGGAAACAGTATTCGGGCGGAACCTCAGAACCAGGATCATGAAAGTAGATGTCTCCGACGATGGGCGCGTGGTTATTCATGAGATGGTAGAGAAGGAGCCAGTACAGGCACAAGCTCCACAGGAGACTTCTGGAGGGTTCCGCAAGGGCGATCCCATTCCGTGGCAGGAAGCCATGACGGGAGCAAACCCGAACTGGTCAGACGCCGAAGATGCGGACAAGGCGTACAAAGGCAACTGCCAGAAGAGTGTTCTTGCTTACGAGATGAGGCGGAGGGGGTACGACGTCGAGGCGCAGCCTTATGAGCCCAAATCTCGTGACGAAGACCTGGCCTACCACAACAAATACCTGCAAGCCTTCAAGGATGCAAAAATCGAACGCATTCACGGCACGAAGGACGATCCGCCAAAGGTCGATAATCCATTTGGAGGAATCCGCGAACGGATGGCCGAATGGGGCAATGGCTCCCGCGGCATTGTCAGCCTGACATGGACCTGGAGACGCGGCGGCCATGTGATCATGGTCGAGCAGATCAACGGAGAAACCCGCTTCATCGATCCGCAAAGCGGCAGGGAAGCGGACCTTACATGGATTTCCCAAAACGCAGAGCTCGGCCAGGTGGATCTGATCAGGACGGACAAGCTGGAGCCGACGGAGATGATGTGGAAGGAGATTGTGAGGCCCGTAAGAAGCGCGGGTGTGATACAAACCGGAGGTCATCATTATACGGCCTATGAATTTGAAAACGAAAGAGATTCCAAGGCAAGAGAGGCTTACGAGAAATATTCACGAGAATATGACGTTGACCTTATTGCGGCAAATACTGGATTCTCTAAGGAAGAAATTATGTCTATAAAAAGGCATATATTTTTTAATAAGCATAGATTGTATTCCAAATACGGTTTTTTCGAACCTGATTACGACATGGCTGTAGCATGGAAGCGTTTAAGAGAAGGAAAAACACTATCGCGAGATATTCTTCTGTTACAGCACGAACTACTTGAAAGCAAAGTTGAGAAGATGTATAATTTAAGTGCTAGTGAAGCACATGAGATTGCAACAAGAGAATTTGATTGGGCAACTCGTGTTCTCGAAGAGACCGAAGGAGGTGAAGCTGATGGTTTATTGTAATTTGCAAAAAATGGAAAACAATATACTTACATATGCCATTGGAGGATCGCCCAAGGATTTAACAGGAATTCTCAGTGTAAGTCTTGATGATTATTCGCATATTCTTGAAAAAAAACCAAATAACAGTACCGTGCATGAAAGACACATTGACGCAATGATAAGACGCCATATTCACGAATATAAAAATAAAATATTTGAAAGAAAAATCTCGTATGAGATCGGATAAAGAACGTGCTTTTTTTAAAAAGGAGAGGGGAATCGTGGCTAGAGATGATTTTCACGCTATTGTTTATAGAATATTGTCATATATCTACAGACAATTGAAAAGTGGAAAGTTACTGGATCCTACTATGATTTCACCAGACGAGCTTGATATAGAGCCGGGATATTGGGCCTTTATCCTTGCTGAGTTAAAGAGCAACGGGTTGACAGATGGATATGTTGCGGTCAGAGACACAAACAGAGTCTGGAAAATAACTAAGTTGCGAGACGCCGAAATTACCATGAAGGGTATAGAATACCTTGTGGATAATTCTTTTATGAAGCGTGCGAAAGATGAAGAAAGTGGATGCATCAATATTTGATTGCTTTACTATATGGGGAATAAATTTAACCGTCAGTGAAAACTGGCGGTTTTTTCATGCCAGTAAAGGAGGTGATACAGGTGGAACTGAAAGTTATCAAGGATTACGTGGATAAGCACAGCCACGACATTATCCGCAAGGACACAGAGCTTCACTGTGTTCCGAGCTTCCGGGCGGCGGAGCTGATCGAGGCTGGCGTTGCAGTTGAGGCAAAAGCAAAAAAGAAACCTGCCGGGAAGGATCCGGCAACAACAGAGGAAGAACCAGAAAATAAAGATTGATAAAGCTGCGTCCCACCCGGGGCGCTTTTTTATACCCCGAATCGAAACAGCCTGGGCGGTTAAACTCCGAATGGGCCGGGGCGAGGAGGTGCAATGGCTCGGGCAGTGAAAGACCTGAACAAGCTGGGGCAAAACGAAAAGGAGACCATAATGAAAAACAAAGAGATCAAAAAGCTACTTGAAAACATGCGCATACCCATGAATATCCAGCTGTTTGCCGGAGAGGATGCCGGATCGGGAGACAATGGAACCGGAGCCGGAGGGGGAGAAGCCGGGGGAACCGAAGGCAATGACCCAGGCGGGGAAGACGACAAAACCTTTGATGATGTCCTGAAGGACAGCCGGTACCAGGCTGAATTTGACCGCAGGGTGCAGAAAGCCGTGGAAACCGCTGTCAGTAAGGCACAGGAGAAATGGCAGATCCAGAACGACGAGTCCGCTTCCGAAGCTGAGCGCCTGGCAAAAATGAACGAAGCCGAAAAGGCACAGTTTAAGGCCGCCAAAAAGGAAAAGGAGCTGAGTGACAGAGAAGCGAAGCTTGTACACCGCGAGCTGGTTGCGGAGGCAAAGGGGATGCTCTCTGACAGAGGCCTGGATCCGGCGCTTGCGGAAACCATTGTTCACTCCGGTATGGATGCTGATGCCGTCGAGGCAGTAGTGAAAACTCTGGAGAAATCCTTCCAGCAGAACGCAAAGTCTGCTGTAGAGGCTGCTCTTAAAGGCGGGAAGCCTCCAAAGAAAGCGGAAGCTGCCGGCGATCCCGCAGCCGACGAAGCAAAGAAAATCAGGGATGCCGTGTTTAAAGGCTTTTTCTGATCAAGCGAAAGGAGAAATAGACAATGCCAAACACTATTAACGATTTTACACATGCACAGATTCTTCAGACCACACTGGATGAGGCGGCTGTCCGCGACATGGTCACCGGCTGGATGGATGCAAACGCCGGCCAGGTGAGATACTCCGGCGGCCGTGAGGTGAAGATTCCGAAAATGACCACCCAGGGGCTGGGGGACTATGACAGAGATACCGGATATCCGATGGGTTCCATTAAGCTTGAATGGCAGACCAGGGAGATGACTCAGGACCGTGGCAAAAAATTCCAGATTGACGCCATGGATCTGGATGAGAACGCATTTATTACGACCGCCGCAGCTGTAATGGGAGACTTTCAGAGACGCTGGGTTGTTCCGGAGATCGATGCATACCGTATTTCCAAGATTGCGACTTATGCTATCAACAAGGCCGCTGCCGGCATGGTGAATTACGGGCAGACCATTGGCGAGAATACCGGTGTTCTCCGCAAGATCAAAACAGGTATTACCGCAATCAGAGACCTCGGGTATAACGGCGAGCTGGTGGTTCATGCTACTGATGCCGTGAAAATGGAAGTTGACCTGGAACTCGCCGGGAAACTTCAGAGCACCACCTGGAGCCAGGGCGGCATCAATACAACCGTTCCGTCCATCGATGGTGTACCGCTGATCGCGACTCCTGCAAATCGTATGTACACAGCTATCACTCTGAAGGATGGCAGAACCGAAGGCCAGGAGGTAGGCGGCTACGAGAAAGCTACCACCGGCAAGAGCATCAACTTTATCATCATGCCGAGAATCACGCCGATTGCTGTGACAAAGCAGGATAAGCTGAGAATCTTCGACCCGGATACCTTCCAGGACGCAAACGCATGGAGTGTAGACTACAGACGTTATCATGATCTGTGGATCCTTGATAACAAGCTCGAATCCGTCTATGTCAGCATTAAGGAGGCAGCAGCATGATTATCCTGAAAAGAGATAATGTGGAAAGAGTTGTCCTTAACATGGCTGCCGCTGAAAAGCTTGTTGAGGAAGGGTATGAAATCCTGAACCCTTCTGAAAAGGCAGAGGAAGCCAATCCAGAGGAAGCCAGCCCGGAGGAAACAAATCTGGAGGCGATGACCACAGAGGAGCTCCGGCAGGTTGCAAAGGGCAAAGGTATTAAAGGAGTTTCCTCCCTGAAAAAAGAGGAGCTCCTGGAAGCTATCAGAAAGGCGGATTGACATGGCAAGAGAGGCCGATGTGGATTTCATGAAAACCCTGACAGGGGAAACCAATGAGACGTTGCTGGAAGCCCTTCTGGATGACGCGGAAGAATTCGTCCTCTCTTACACGAACCGGACGAAGATACCACAACAGCTGCAAAGAACGGTAAGGGAACTGGCAACCATTGCCCTGAACAGGATCGGTACCGAGGGCGAATCCTCCAGAAGCGAAGGGGGCGAGTCATACAGCTTTGACTCTGCCCCGGCTTCTGTCTACTCTGTGATGGACAGATACCGCCTGGCAAGGGTGGGAGGTGTGGCACATGAGGCTAAAACAATCTAGGCTGAAAGCGCTTTATGTCTGGAAACGGCAGACTATCAAAGATAACGAAGGAAACACCTACGAGGATTGGGGAGAGCCTGTAGCGGTCTCCGGGGAAGCCTGGCCGGCATCCGGAGAGGTCCAGGCAAAAACCTACGGGGAGCGGCTGGCTTACATCTACAATGTGCGCATTGACGGAGCATACACGGCAGAACCAGATAGCTCTGGCCGTCTGCATTATATTCTTGCTGACGGAACAGATATCCAGGAGGGCGACGGCATGACTATCTTCAACGACGCATCTGAGATGACAAGGCCAGAATATAAAATCGTATCTACCCGCCCGTACCGCTTCCTGAAGATGGAGGTGGAGCGGTTATGATTGATGGCGTTGATGATCTGGAGAAGAGGCTGCAGCAGCTGGCACAGGTCAATGCGTATAACGCAGTAGGCGGTGCGATAGAAAAGGTAAAGGGACGCGCGAAGATGCTTTGCCCCGTCGGTGACGGTGAGCTCAGGCAAAGCATTATGTCCGATGTCTACCTTGAGCGTGACAGAGCTGTTGGAGAGTGCTACACCAACAAAAGCTATGCCGGATATGTTGAGTTCGGCACAGGGCCAAGAGGGCAGGAAGATCATACAGGCATCGCGCCGGATGTAGCCGTTACTTACACGCAGTCTCCCTGGTGGATCCATGAAGGACCAGGTGAAAATGAGGTCGATCGGGAGACCGGCGAGAAGTACGGCTGGTTTTACATAGACACTGACGACGGCAGGTTTTACCAGTGCACGGGGCAGCCTGCCCAGCCGTTTATGTATCCGGCGCTTGCTGACGGAACGAAAGAAATTCTGAAGGACATGAAGGCGGCGTTTGCCGCAGAGGTAGGAAAGAAGAAATGAAGAATGTAAAAGATGAGGTATATGCGGCGCTGTGCACAGTTACAGAGAACGTATCAGATGTGTACCCCAGAGAGTGGGCGGACGATATGAATATCCAGCTGACCGAAGAGGATAACCGCGTGGAGGAAAGGACCGATAACGCGGAGCAAACGGCGTATCTTCGGTACAGGATCGATATCTGGCACAGAAGGTCCACGTCAGACGCAGCTGTAGCGGTGGACGCTGCCGTGTCAGCGCTTGGCCTTGTCAGGACCGGCTGTACAGATGTCCCCGATCCCTCTGGTATGAAACATAAGCAGATGAGGTATGAGGGCATCATTGACATGCACTCAGACATTGTCTACTGGAACAGATGATCTGTTGAAGAAACTTTAACGAGAAAGGAGAAACCAATATGCTTGCAAATGGCGCAAAGCTTTCTTACAAAGAACATGGCAAAACAGGCGATTATACGGACCTTGTTGGCCTGAAGGAAATCCCCGAAATGGGTGAAGAACCGGAGAAGGTGGAGAACACCTGCCTGACAGACAAACACACGCAGTATGAAAAAGGTATCGGTGATTCCCCGGATCTTGATTATGTTTTCAAATATGATAATACGCAGGCAAACAGCCCCTACAGGATTCTTCGCGGGTTTGCAGACAGCAACACGATGCTTGACCTGAAGGAGACCCTTGCGGATGGGACGACAACCGAGTTTTCCGGCGTACCCTCCATTCGGCGTACTGGCGGCGGCGTAAACGGTGTTATCGAGTTTACCGCAAGCTTTATGCTCAGCGGCGATATGACGGTGACCGATCCGGCGTAAGCCTATAACACATATTCGATGAAAAGGCAGGCGTAACAACCTGCCTTTTTTACTACGAAAGGAGACCAAATGGCAGTAAAAGCATTGAACGGCCTTGATGAAAGCGTTGCCGAACAGGCAGGCGTAGAAGAAATGATTCCGACCGCAGAGGAGTCCGGCAAGCCAAAAAGGAAGCCTTACCACGTGTGGACTGTTGGTGGAAAGGAATATCTTCTGAAACTGAAATCTGATGAGATTATCAAGATCGAGAACCAGCTTGGTGCACCACTCTTTGACGTGATCGGAGATATGCCTCCGCTCTCCACACAGCTCACCATCATCCAGGCGGCCATGAGGCGGTATCAGCACGGCCTTGGATTCGAGAGCGTGAAGCAGATTTATGATAAGTGGATCGATGAGGAATACAAGTCTACCATTGACCTGTACAAAGAGGTTGTGCTCCCGACCCTGGTGGTATCCGGTTTTTTCCCTCGGGAGAACGAAGAGGACATCATGACGGGCCTGTCCGGCAAGTAACAGTTTCGGAACTCATCTCAGAGTGTTACGAGCCAGCCATAGATGCTGGGCTGACACCCGATGAGTTTTGGTCGCTCTCTTACGGAGAAATTGTAGACTTCCTGCAAAGCGCGGCTCGCAAAGCAAAGCAGGAAAGAAAAAAAGCCGTATCTGACAGCCTGATGCTTGCCAGCATGATCAGCATGTATTTCGGATTGAAAAAGAACGAGAAGCCGCTCATGCCATGGGACTACGAACCGGAACTTTTCAAAGAAGAGAAGGAGCGGTTTCAAAAGGCTGAGCTCGAAAAGGCCATGGAAGATACGAAGAACAGCCGAAAGGCTTTTGCCGCAAGGCGCAAAATGATGATGGAAGGAGGTGAATGATGTGGCAGAAGATGCAATTGCGAAACTGAAGGTTTCCATTGAGGCGGACGTTGCTAAGTATAAGGCCGCTCTGGCTCAGGCCGCCAGCCTCACAAAGGTGCACACGCAAGCCGTTGAGGCCGAATTGAAGAAAGAACAGACGCGCTTCGAAAAAATAAGGGAATCGATTAATAAGGTTCAGGTCGCCATGGGGCGCAAAGTTGAGACAAAAGCCTTTACAGACATCAAGAAACAGCTCGCCGATGCGCAGGGCGAGCTGACGGGGCTTACGGCAAAAATGGATGAGCTGAAGAAAAGCGGCGGCATGACCGAGCACACAAAGGAATACCAAAAGCTGACCGAACAATTATCCGCTGCCGAATCGAAACTTGATGACCTGGAAGCCAAGCAGCAAAAGCTTAGCAAAAGCGGCAATGATTACGTACTTTCCGAATATTACACAAATCTGCTCCAAAAAATACGGGCTACAGAAAAGGAAGTTGAAGGTTTGAGCAAAAAACTAGCTGAAGCCAGAGAAAGATTAGCGTTGGCTGAGCAAAATGGCGGCAACGCAATCGAACCGACCAATGCAATCAATCGATATACGACACAGCTTGCCCGCATGCAGCGCATTTTGGACATGTACCGGGAGCACCAGAAGAATGCGCAGGATAATCACCTTGCCCTTGAACCCACGCCGGAAATGCGTAAGCTGAGTGTTGAGGCAAAGGATGCAAGAACAAAGGTTGAGCAGTTGAATGCCGCCATGGAAGAGCTTCGGCAAAGCGGCAAGGATACGCAGGAAACTGCGACATGGATAAAGATGGAAGAGCAGGCTGGCGATCTGGGAGCCCGAATTGGTGAGCTGATAGAGCGCAAGCAGGAACTTGCGTCCAGTGGGCAGGCAGTGGAATCGGTGACCAGGCGCGAGAACGAAAGCTTCCGCGCTATGAAAACGTTGATTGCGGCGATTAAGGTTTCCTTGTCTGGCCTATCCAAGGGATTCTCCACGATGCTGACCGGTATCCGAAAGGCGTCCGGTGCATTCGCGTCACTCATTCAAAGGTTTGCTACAGGCATTCCCCGTTTGAAACTATTCAGCTCTGAGGTTAAAAAATCCTCTGGCGCTCTGGACGGGGCAAAGGGCATTGTAAAGAATCTGCTCAGATACGGCCTGGGTATCCGCGGGCTGTTTGCTCTGTTCAATAAGGTTCGCGGTGCCATCAAAGAAGGCCTGGATAACCTCGCCCAGTATGACAAGGCAGGACAACTGAACCAGTCCCTGACAACGCTGCACAGTTCCCTGATTCAGCTGAAAAACTCTCTCGCTTCTGCTTTTGCCCCCGTTCTGGTAGCGATCACGCCTGCACTAAATCAGCTGATTCAGCTTGTGATCAAAGGCGCAGACGCAGTCGGGCAGCTCATGTCTGCGATCACTGGTGTTCCTTACGTGAAGGCCAAAGCGGTCACAGAGGATTACGCGGAAAGCATTGAGAACCAGGGCAAGAAAGCGAAGAAGTCGAAGAAAGAGACCAAAGAACTTGAGCGGGAGCTCATGGGCTTTGACCGAATCAATAAACTGTCTGATGACAAAGATAAAGATGATGATGACGACGATGACGACGACAACAAGCTAAGCCCGTCCCAGATGTTTGAGCCAGGGACTGTAGCGGCTAAATGGCAGGCTCTCGCAGACAAGATAAAGAAGATCATAAAAGACCTTCTTGATGTGGTTAAAAAAGCCTGGGAGGCCAACGGCCAGAAAGTCATTGATTCCTTCAAAAGAGCCCTGGAAAGAGTCAAACAGCTTATCACGGATATAGCAAAGACCTTCTACAGAGTATTCACAGAGGGGTATGGCTTTGAGTGGCTGGTAAGCCTTTTCAATCTGATCAGCAAAATACTGGATGTGATAGGAGCTATCGCTCTGGCGTTTGACAGAGCCTGGAACGACAACAACGCGGGCTATAAGTACGTCGCTTCCATCTTCACCATGTTCAAATCCATCAACCTGACGTTGGCTGCCATCGCAAGAGATTTTGCAAAGGCCTGGGAGTCCCCCGCAGGAACCAAGGCCGCATCAGCGATCCTGCGATTGCTGACGAATATCAACCGGACGATCAAGAAAATATCTGATGCGTTCCGCAAGGCGTGGAATCAGGATGACATTGGATTGGATATATTTACTACGCTCCTTAACTCACTGGGGGATGTGTTGAATCTGATCGCAGATATCACCCGCGACTTTGGCCGCGCATTTGAATCAGATACTGGTGTGGCAATGCTCCACAACATTCTGATTGTGATCCGCAATATCCTTGAGAGCATCGGACAGGTGGCAACAGCGTTTAGACAAGTATGGAATGACAACGGGTTCGGTCTCAGGATCCTCACATCCATCATGGGGATGTGGTCTACAATCTTTGGGTTGATAGGAGACATTACCCGTGATTTCGGAAGGGTATTCTCCGACGGATACGGCAGGGATATGATCCGCTCCATCCTGACCTTGTTCGAAACTATCCATGCCATCATCGGCTCTATTACCCAGGCGTTTAGAAATGCCTGGAACGACAACAATCGTGGCTATGATTACATCAACTCCATCGCGAGACTGATTTCCAGTATCTTCAGGCTTTTAAATTCCATCGGCCAGGCTTTCAAGGCTGCATGGCAAGAAGGCGGCCTTGGAGAAGAGATCATGGGGAACATTCTGGAGATCGTGACCGGGATCCACGACACAATCAGTGGATTTGTTGAGGCTATTCAGAGGGGCTGGGAGGCTGGCGACAGTGGAAAGCGTATCTGGCGCGGAATCCTGAAGGTTGTGAATACGATCCTCGAGAAGTTCAACGGCATCGTTCAAAGTACAAAGGAATGGGCGGAAAACCTCGATTTCGGACCTATCTTTGAAGCCTTTGGAAAGCTGACAGAGAAGCTTGACCCGATTGCGGAAACTATCACAGGTGCGCTTGCAGATGGGTGGAAAAATGTTCTTTTGCCTCTTGGCAAATGGACAATCGAGGAAGGCTTACCCGCGGCGCTCGAAGCGCTTGGCTCAGCTCTGGACGTGATCAATTCTGTTCTGCAGACACTGGAACCCGCATTTACCCCCCTGTGGAACAATGTGATTAAACCGCTTGCAGAGAAAACGGGAGCTGCTCTGATTGTTGTTATGCAGTGGATCACAGAGAAACTGCAGGGGCTCAGCAACTGGATCAGCCAGCACCAGGAGGGATTCAGCAAGTTTGTTGAAGTGGCTGGAACCTTCGTTGCGGTCTGGATCGGCGCGAATACTGTTGCCGGCATCATCGGAGCAATCACATCGGCCCTGAGCGGAATTGTCGCCATGCTCACCGGTGCGGGCGGTGTCGTTTCCGGTATCTCGCTTGTACTTGGCAGTATCAACCCGATTATGTTGGGGATTTCGGCGGTGGTAACAGGTATAGTACTTCTCGCTACACACTGGGATGAAGTCACGGCCGCGGCAAAAGCTGCTGTTGATGCAATGTTTGTTCCGAAAGAGTTCACTGAAGAAAATCTGCCAGAACTGGATCAGCTTTTGTCAGATCTCGAAAGAACAACGGACGCGCTGGGGGAAACGGCGAGCAATGTATCTCAGGAAGGAATGACGGAGCTGTATCAGTCCATAAACAATATGAGGATGGAGGCAGTCAATTCTCCTTATGCGCTGGATGATTTCATGCGTGCTTGTCAGCGAGCCGGTGTTGGTCCGGATGAGTTGAAAGAAGCCTGTGATCGGGCGAATGTCAATCTTGATGTTTTAATCGAAGCTCTGGGTGGAACCGGCGATGCCTCCACGGCAATGGCTGATGCTACTCAAGAAGCAAGCACTGCCGTTTCCGATGCAATAAGCGACTGCGAAGCCTCCGTCTCCGGAAGCCTTAACGGCGTGAATGAATCCCTTGACAGCACAAAAGGCGCTATCGGAGAAATGAATACCGCCACGGAGTCAGCTACAGGCGACATGAACTCCGCTTTGAGCGCATTCAGCGAGGCATGCAGTTCGTGGATGGACAGCGTAAGTTCCAGCTATGATGATGCAAAAGGTACGGTGACGGATCTGAAGGACACCACATCGTCTGCAAGCACCGATATGTCCGCGGACATGAGCGAGTTTAACAGGCAGGTTGAAAGCTGCATGGAAGATATCAACCGGGCTGTTGAGTCTGGCCAGGAACCGCTGAAGGGCCTGAAAGACGCTACCAGCGACGCAAAGGATAAGACCGGCAAAGACTGGGAGAAGATGAAGAAGGATGCTAAGGATAACATCACCGAGGCGTCCGGAACAGTAAATGACAAATCCGGCTCAATGAAGAAGGATGTTACGGAATCCAATGCCGCAATCAATAAGGATACCGCAAAACAGTGGGAAGATATCCGTCTTTCCGTCGATACGGCTTTTGCATCTATCTACAGCGGATCCATGGAGTGGGTGAAGAAGCTTCGGGATGATCTCTACCAGAAGTTCGAAACAATAGCGACAGTGCTCCCAAAGAAATTTAAGGGTATCGATGATGACATTGGCGAATACTTCATGTCTGTTGGAGATAAAGTCAAAGAGGTGGTGGATGAGGATAAGCTGCCGGATTACTTCAAAGACCTCGAAACGAATATTGTTTCCAGGTTTGATTCCACTGCTTCTGATATCGGCTCGAAATTCAACGAGACCAGACAGCTTGTGGAAAATGCGGTAAATCCATCGCAGATACTCAATATCTTCCAGAGAATCAGTGATGACAGTATAGCGAAATTCAGCAATACTGCATCCGAGATTGCCGCGAAATTCAGCGGAATGTCTTCAGCGATTCAGACAGCCCTGGATCCACAGGCGATCGGGCGTGCTGCGGAACAGGCTGCGAACTACCTGGTAACGCCGTTTGAGTCTGCCAGAACGCAGATTGACAATGTTTTCCGCAACTTTAATCCCTTCGATTTGTGGGAACTGAATAACATCGGCCGGCGCGCGGGGGATGAGCTAGCCAACGGATTCCGCAGCGCCTATATACAGACACCGCACATGTATATCAGTGGATGGGATCAGCATCCGAACGGGAGCGGTGGTGTGATCAACACGCCGAGGTTTTCCGTCCAGTGGTATGCAAAGGGCGGCTTCCCGCAAGATGGCGAAATGTTCGTGGCAAATGAAAATGGAATCGAGGCCATGGGTAAGATGGGTAACCGGAACGTTGTCGCGAATAATGAGCAGATTGTAGATGGTATCCGCCAAGGTGTACTTGATGCAATGCTCACAGCAGGTGAGCGCCAGGGCTCCGGAAACAATCAGCCGGTTTACATTACTCTCACCATTGATGGAAAAGAAGTCAGCCGGAAAGTGATTAAAGATATCAGGCAGATGAGCAAGGCAAACGGCTCGCCGGTCCTGCCATCGTAAGGAGGTGGTGACATGGCGAGCTTATACATTGGAGGGCAGGCAATGCCTGAACCCAAAAAGAATGGGCTGGACATAAAGCACGAAAAGATATGGTCGAAGAAAACGGGGCGCGGAAGTGACGGGACTATGCTGGGGGATATCATTGCGTATAAAACCACGCTGACGATCACCTGGCCGCCACTGTCACAGAGCGAGGCAGCGTTTATAGACGCTGCCGTCGCCCCCTCTTTTTTCAATGTCACATATAGAGAAGTGGGCGGCGCGGCGGTGACGAAAACCTTTTACTCCGATGCCCCATCTTACCCCGTATACAGCTATGTACAGGGTGTTTCCACCTACCAGGGCGTGCAGGTCCAGCTGATCGAACAATAAGGAGATCAAGATGAAAATTACAGTAAGGCAGGCGATTGTTGCAGCAGACGCAATCGCGTCAATCAGAAATAAGTCCCTTCCGGTAAGGGTGAGTTACGCCATCAACAAATCTTTCGCGGCGCTTTCCCGGGAACGAAATATAGCGGACGAAGAGAGAATCAAGCTCTGTAAGAAGTACGCCGACAAGGATGAAGCAGGGGAACCGATTGTTACGGAAAACGTCTTCAAGATGACGGAAGAGAATGAAAAGGCATGCAACGCGGAATTCCGGGAGCTTCTGGAAACGGAAACAGACGTAGATTTGTTTAAATTCCCGCTCTCCTATCTGGAGGCGGTAGAAGCAGACAGCCGGTATGATGCCCTGACGGTAAGCGAATTGGATGCGCTGTCGATGCTGATCGAAGAGTAAAGGAGGCTGGGCCATGTACCAGGTGTCAGAAGCCTTCCAGGCGGCGGTTGTCAAAAACGGCAGGACATTCGAGGTGAAGCTCCGCAAAGACGGTAACGTCATTGATGCCGCGGTGATGGCCATACAATACAAGGGCGGAACCTTCGGGGAGTCCCGCTTTACGATTGGCGGCGCAGTGGCAAGTTATATAGAGTTGACACTGCGGCTGCCAGCTCCTGTATTGGCAAAGGCAGAAATTTCTGTTTACATTCGCCCCAAAGCCACACCGGCGGTAGAGTGGCTGCCGATGGGGCTATTTACATGCGACCGCCCTGAAGTGGACGGGGAGGATGTATCAATTACCGCTTATGATCGGATGATCAAACTGGAACGAAGTTACTTCTCAGCGCTGACTTATCCAACATCTTCCAACAACCTGTTGACGGAAATAAGCACACTTACAGGAGTACCGGTGAACTTGCCAGGCAAGGAAGTGACATTCGGCTCCGCCCCCGTTGGTTATACCTGCAGGGAGGTTGTCTCCTATATCGCGCAACGTCTTGGAAAATTCGCCACAATAGACCGCACGGGGAATCTTTGCTTTAAAGGCTATGCCAGCTATGGAGCAAGTATCCCATTTGGGAGATACTGGGATCCTTTTACCAGGTCGGAATACGACTATGAGCTTAGCGGCATTAAGTGCATGGTTGGCACGCAAGACAGCCAGGACGGCGGACAAGAACCCGTATATCTTCTGTCAGGGAACGAGACAAAACAGGTTATCACCATCGAAAATCCTTTTATGACACAGGATGATCTTGATCTTGTGTTCCGCTCGTTCGGTTCATCCTTTAAATTTCGCCCGGGGAACCTTTGGGCGATGGGGGACCCAACGGTAGAACCGGGAGACATCCTGACAATATATGAAGGCGAGACAGGGTATAGGGTTCCGGTCACATCTCTTGTGTTTGATTTTGACGGCGGCCTCGCCATGGAGATTGAAGGGACAGGCGCACCGGAATCAGATCAGGACGTCGACATCAAAGGCCCCACAATCAGGGCTGTAGACAGACTGACCGCACAGCTGATTGCTGCTGAAAAGATTCTTGCCCGAAAGATTGATGCGGACGAAGTCTCCGCGAATTATGTGACAGCGGCGGTATTCAACGGGCAGGTGGCGAACTTCAATACACTGAATGCTGATTACGCTGCGTTTAAAAGCGCCGCTACGGGGCGATTGACGGCCATAGAGGGAGATTTTGAGGATCTGCAGACAGGAACCCTCACAGCCCTGGAAGCCAGGATAGGCACGCTTGAAACAGGTGTGTTTTCTGCTGCGACAGCTTCTATCGGAAGCCTATCCGCAGATATAGCAAATATCAGGTCTTTGTTGTCCGGAACGGCGGCAGCAACAAGCGCGGATATCATTCATCTGACCGCCGACAACGCCACTATCGACTCTGCTATGTTACGATCCGCCCTGATAAACGTGCTTTCTGTAAGTGATCTGATTGCCGGAAATATCAGTACAGACAGATTTACCGTCGGGTCAGATGATGGTTCTCTCCTTATTGACGGAAGTCTGCTGCAAATCAAAGACGATGACGGCGTTGTCAGGATCCAGATCGGCAGGGATGCAACAGGGGACTTCACCTTTACGCTTTATGACGAGACGGGCAACGGACAGTTGATAAATGCAAACGGCATTCAACCCTCGGCGGTTTCCGACGGCCTGATAGTCGACAGAATGGTAAAAAGCGCCGGGAGTGGATACGACGGTATTTCAGCCAATAAACTGAATATTTCCTCTGTGATCGGTTCCATCAATAGTATTGGTGGTCTGAAAAGTTCCTCTGTTTATTTTGACGAGGAAGGTCAGACCCTTACGCAGGTTTATGCCCAGGTAAAATCCACCGCGGAACAGTCTGCGACATCCGCAGCACAATCTGCACAGGCGGCGCAGGCGGCTCTGACGGCGATAGAGGGAATATCTACGCTGGACGCCTTCGGGGTTTTCCTTTCCAATGATGCCCACGTGGTACACACATACAGCGACGGCGCTGGCGGAGATTGGTCAGACTGCGTCACTACTGTAACAGCGGTTATGGGCGACACGGATGTATCTGGCAGGGCGGCATTCACGCCCGTTCCCTCCGAAGGAGTTTCCGGCACATGGGATCAGGCAACCAGAACATATCGAGTAACCGGTATGTCCACAAATGACGGGTATGTTGATTTTGATGTGGGTTACGGAACGAGGCGCAGATACCTCCTTTTACCAACCGGGGCAAGGCTGCTCATGCCATCCGGAGGGGCGGTTACAATAGCGGTCGGCGCAGCACATGTGACAAAGCGTTTCTCCATCAGCAAAGCGCCGGACGGGCGCGTTGGGCTTTCCTACTCCCTTAGCGCTTCGGCGCTTGTCGTAAAACGGAAAGCAGACGGAGCTCTCCTGCCTGAAAGAATCGAATTCTCCGCAATCCAGATCAACGACGGAACAGCTTCTGCGTATCAAGGCGTTTTTGTTATTTATGAGACCGTAAATAACGAGGATTATGTAGAGAAGTATCGATCATCTTCAGGGGAAACACATGTTGAATACACTATATCCGCTCCAACAGTAGAAGGGCTCCGGTGCGTGCTTCTCGATTCAACCGGGAACACATTAGATACACAGAGTATTGTAGTTGTCGCTGACGCCGGGGAGATAGCAGCTGACGTTGCGGCTCTGTCAGATGGAATCACGGAAATCCAGGAAAGTGTCGAACAAACAGAACAGCGCCTTACGGATATAGAAACCGGCGTTGATGGGCTGCGGCTTTCTATCTCGGAAACCAAAAAGGAAATACATACAGTAACCGATGGGATTCTGCAATGGGAGCCTTACGAGTCTGTCAATGAAGAAGCTGGTACAGCTCTGATTACCGCGAGAGTCCTGAAGTCTGGTGAAGATGTTACCAAAAGTTACCCTCCGGAATGGTACACCTACTGGAAAAAGAACGAAGAAGGCGTGGAATATCTGGGAAATGGATACACCCTTACAGTTCAGTTGGACAGCATGGGCTTCTCTGGCGAGGTGCAAATGGTATTCACAACTTATAGCGACGCTCATCTGCTGGACGCAAGAAACAGACGCTTGTTGACTCCAGATAGAAAACGGTATGTAGTTTATAAATCTTAAAGTAGGAGGACTATATGGCAGATATCTCAGATGTATATGTTAAAGATCTAACCGCTGAAACTCTGGATTCTCTTAATGGTTCCGAGGGTGTGGTTGGTTTTGACACTGTAGAGGGTAAGCAAATCCCCGTAAATGTGCTGTCGAGGTACGCAGTGGAAAAACAGGCGATCACCGTCAACGGCTCAAACAAGACCGTACAGGTGGGCCTTAATGATCTGTACGGGATCACCGATGACCTGGCAGCTTCTATCGCGGCGGCCAGGGAAGATATCAGCTGGTTGGAAATCGCCAACGATATGCGTACAGGGAAGACGGGAAAGTACAATATTGGTGATACGATCACAGAACCATGGACAGACACAGCGCTGAACAGGTCCTATGACAACCCATGGCGAGTAAACCACTTCGAATCTGTAGAAACCGAGGGTGGGATTACATTACCTGGTATGTGGCTGCAGAATGTATACGCTCATTCTTTTGGCGTACAATTCAGCCACCAGAGAGCGTTTTTAAAATGCCCTTCTGGATTAGCCGCCGGAACATACTACGTGACTCTTGGCGCAAGCTGGGGGACTAAAGACGCCGTTGCAGACACATCGTGGAATTTCACACTAACAAAAGCAGTTCCGGCGGGGGGCAGGCTTGCTGGCTTTTACCAAATGCCAGATACGCTGTCGTCTACCTGGCAGGTGCACGTATTTGCCGCTGACGGAATTACAGAGCTGGAAGTCGCCAACATATCGAGCGGAGCGTCTGGAACAAATCTGGGAACGCTTGCCTTAAGCACAAGAAACGGAAACCTTAACAGCATGCAGGAGACCGGATACGGATGGAATAACTGGGCGCATTCCGCGATTAGGCAGTATCTGAATTCTGATGCTGCAGCGGGGGAATGGTGGGAACCTCAGGATGAGTGGGACATCCGCCCGGATCAGCTTGCGACAAAACCAGGATTTTTGACCGGCTTGCCAGAAGGCATGAAGGCGGCACTTGTGCCCGTGAAGACCGTAACTTATGCGAATACAGTACAGGATGGCGGAAACGCAGAAATCACCTACGACAGAGTTTCTCTGATATCTCTGCAACAGGCATATATTGTTCCGCAGATCCAGGGCGAAGGCGAAGCCCATGACTACTGGAAACAGGCACTGGGCACAGAAACCCCGTTTGCCACCGGAAGCAATCATGTCAGCGACGCGTTAAAACACTATGCGGTAGAAAACCACGCATCAGCTCAGGCCGTCCGTTTACGTTCCGCGGGCCGTGGCAGCGCGTACTACGCCTGGTCCATGGGCTCGGGCGGGTGTGTCAACTACGGCAACGCGAGCAATGCGTATAGGTTCGCCCCGCTTGTGTTCATCGGTTAATCCTATCATCCCCGGCGCACACCTGCGCCGGGGGTTGTGGAAGGAGGAAACATGTCTGTTAATGTAGGACAACGCAATGTACCTGATACACCGCCAAACAGGATGCTTTATGCGGTTGATCGCGCGGCTAAGCTTGCTGCGCATACAATCACGATTTGCGCAAATCCGAAAATATTTTTACCGGAGTATCAACATATCACACAAGAGATCGTAAATACCTCAGTCGAGATTTATAAAGACGCATGGACAGCAAATAACATCATGGTGAAAATTCCCGACGACTGGATTACCAGGAGGCGCTTGCAGCTGCTTGCTATTTCAAAATGCAACGCGCTACTCGGGCTGATTGGGCTGGCAAAAATGCTTTACCATCTACGTGGCAAGAAAGTGAAATACTGGGCGGCGATGACAATTGAAACCCGCGGGCTCTTACGAAAGTGGCACGAGGCAGACCAGAAAAGGTATGGGGATCTTTTGAAACAATAAAAACTTGGGACACAGGCTACAGCTCAGAACGTCCGTTTACGTTCCGCGAACCGTGGCAACGCGAACAACGCCTGGTACATGAACTCGGGCGGGTATGTCAACAACAACAACGCGAGCAATGCGAATAGGTTCGCCCCGATTGTGCAAGAAGGCCGGCAATAAAATCATCACATAGTGACGACTGACTGGCAAAACGAACACAAGGAGCCGAAATCCCTGCTGAAAAGCTAAACAACGACGGCACGACACGCGGTATCAAAGGTATACTGCGTTATCAGCGTGTTTTTAAATATATGAGAAAAGAAGAAATCACAGACGCAGATGAATTGTTTGATTCCATGAAAAAATGCAGGAAGAGCGTAGGCTGGAAACCATCGGTTATAAGCTTCTGTCTGAACGGCGTCGAAAAGACGATGAAAATGGAAATGGATATAAAAAACGGGAAGTGGAAGAACGGAAAGCCAAGACCTATCACTATCACCTATCCCAAAAGAAGAGAAGGGCTAAGCATACAATTCACGGACAGAGTGTACCAGAGAAGCCTGAACGACAATAGTGTCTATCCAGAAACCACAAGGTCTTTTATATATGATAATTGCGCCTGTCAGAGAGGAAAAGGCACTAGCTTCGCCAGAAAACGAATAAAACAGTTCATCAAACACTTTGCTGCAAAAGGTGGTTATGTGCTTCATATAGATATAAAGGGTTACTATCCGAATATGAGGCATGACAAGGTAAAAGAAATGTTTGCAAAACGCCTGAAACCAGATATTTACAAAATGGTTGCAGACGTTCTTGACACACAGTATTCCGGGAGTGTGGGATACAATCCCGGAAGCCAGATGGTGCAGATTGCCGGTATCGCGTTGCTAGACAGACTGGACCATTTTATAAAAGAAAAATGCCGCGCAAGATATTATATTCGATACATGGACGATATTTATGTCTTACACGAGGATGAAAAAGTTTTAAACCACATATTATCGGAGGCCGAGGTTCTGTTGACAGACCTTGGTTTTGAGACAAACAAAAAGAAAACAATGATCTCGAAGCTGTCAGACGGTTTCATGTTTCTCGGATTCAACTATCGCGTTACCGCCACCGGGAAAATAGTCACGACGCTTGATCCGAAGAATATTAAGCATGAGAGGCAAAAGCTTGCCCGAATGGCACAGAAAGCAAAGCAAGGATTTATTAGCAGGGCTAAAGTTGATGAATGCTATCACTCGTGGAAGAGCCATGCCTCTTACGGGAACTCATACAATCTGTTGAAAAGAATGGATGAGTACTATAAAAATCTTTGGAGGGATTCAGAAAATGGCGAAACTGAACAAAAGAACAATGGCAATCAACGATGAGGTAGAATTAAAGACTTTAAAGGCGAAGGTCGCCGAGCAGAGCGCCTTGATCGATTACCTGGCGGCGATGACAGATGTGGAAATCCCGTTTGATGAGGGGGGAGAAGATGAGCAGGAGTTATAACAAGGTAAAATATTATTATGATTATGGTATGTGGACAAAGGGCATGGTTCGCAACGTTGTTGGCAGGTTGATCACAAAAGATGAATACTCTCTGATCACGGGGGAAGATTATGAATGATCCCGTTCACATCATACAAAAACTATGGTCCGCCATTTATGATTTGCTTCTATATGCAAAGGGCACTCCAGTAAAGGGACTGGAAGAAATTGAAACAGAACTGGATGTACTGGAATTTTTATGCAGGCCCTTTGCCCTTGATGCGTATATCCCGGCAGAACCGATGTAAGAAAGAAGGTGGTGACTTCGCGATACGTAAGAGAGACAAACCTTTTTTCTA